CCGACTTACAAAAAGTCGCTCGTTGAATTTTATACCTTTACTCGACCTCTGAGTGATCTTAAGGAAGATCATGGTCTTCATGAGGATGCAAAAACATACTTAGTCAAAGAGATTGGTTGGCGATGGGGAGACTTCACTATCGAGGTGCCAGAAACTGACGAAGAAATTGCTGAGTGGTTAGAGTTCAAGGACGAAGGTCAATATGAAACATTCTATGATCTTGCAGTTGACTACGGTCTGACTGAAACAGACGAAGAGACTGGAGAAGAAGTCTTGCCATCAGATCGAAGCGTAGTCGAATTGATTGAAGGAATGCTATTGCCTGATCTTGATGACGATTACATTATGATCAGCGAGGATTATCCTGATGCTCAAATGAATTCTACTTGGGATGGATGTTGGGAAGACTGGAGTATCAGAACTGGTTGGACAAAAGAAGCACCAGTGTTAGATGATATCGATGAATTAATCGAAGAGGTCGATGAAGCATACGCTGAAGAATACGAAGAAGGCGTAGAGGCACTTGGTTGGACATTCGAAACCTGCGAATACGAAATGCACTGTAAGCCCATGATCACTCCTATCGATGAAAATGGTGAAGAGATCGGTGAACCAATGATGTCAGAGGAATAATCATGGAATGGGTATTAGTATACATCACTCTCACTTTTCATGGTCATCCAATAGTAGAGGAACTCGGTCGATACGATTCAATGGCTGAATGCTTTAAGGCTAGAGAGTACAAATCTTTAGAATTGGGAAGTGAGTCGGGTTACTTTCCTGTAGGATCTCAGGCTGTGTGCGTGTCAAATCTAAAGGAAATTCATTAATGAATTTAGACATGTTCGGAAATCCTGTGGGAACAAAATACCCAGGAGAAGATGGTTGTCCCGAAGGCATGATGTGTATTCCTGAACAGGACTTTCGCTCAATGCTTACGGATAATGACATGCAATACACTGCGGAAGGAACGATTGAACCTGCACAAGGCGATGCAGAAGCAATCATCGACTTCACAAAGGATTTGCTGTTTTTAGATATCAGCGTAATCCTTAACATGGCTGTACCTCTCACTATATTTGCTATATATGGCTTAACTATCTACGCAGGAGTGAAATTCATACAAAAAAAGTTCTCCTAAACCAAAAATAATGGTTGACTTACTGGTGGATCCTGTTATTATATAATCTGAACTAGCGAAAAGGACAGATCATATGGAACTCCAAGTCATTGAAATCCCAAACATTCATGAGTTTGTCGGTAGCATTCCTGCCGGTAAAAGTCTTACTGTCTATGAAAAGGGTACTGACCCATTAGACGGCTATGTCTTGTATGGTTTTGATGAAATCGGCATGTTTGATGCTGAGTTCAAAGCACCAGCCTATTGTTTTTGTTAAAAAAGTGAAAATAATGGTTGACATTCTGGTGGATCCTGTTAGGATATACATATAGTCAAGGAGAAAGTGATGTTTTCACAAAAATCAGTTCTAGCCCGCTTACTCGCTAATGAGAATATTAGCGTCCAGCAGGGCAATTTTAAGACTGCCTTCTTTGATGTCGAGAATCGTGTTCTCGGTCTTCCTCTCTGGAAAGAGATGTCGGCTGATGTTTATGATCTTCTCGTAGGTCATGAAGTCGGTCACGCATTATACACACCTTCTGTCGATAAGATCCAGATCAAAGGTGTTCCCTTCGCATACGTTAACGTGATTGAAGATATTCGGATTGAGAAGAAAGTTCTCTCCAAGTATCCTGGTCTTGTTAACAATTTCAAGCGTGGGTATAAAGAGTTAGTCGAGATGAATATCTTCGGCACCAAAGAGAAGGACATTAATGAGATGTCTTTCATGGATCGTCTTAACATCAAAGCCAAAGGTCGTGATCTGGTCGATGTGGAGTTCTCTGAGGAAGAGCAACCCTATGTCGATATGGCTATGAAGGTCGAGACATTCGAAGATGTTGAGAAAGTTTGCCGTGAGCTGGTTGCTTGGATCGGCGAGAAGTCTGAAGATCAGCAAGAGCAAGAGTCAGCGATGACTGCCGAGCAAATGCAGGATCTCATTGATCAACTTAAAGATGAAGACCAGACACCACCTCAAAGTGGTGAAGGTGAGTCAGAAGAATCTGATGAGAATGGTGAGGAGTCTAGCGACTCATCCAGCGACTCAGAAGATGGCGAAGGTGAGGAGTCTAGCGACTCATCCAGCGACTCAGAAGAGGGAGATGAAGAGGGCGAAGAAAGTTCTTCTAGCGCCCAAGACACTCCAGCTACCGATGAGTTAGAGTCCGATGATGGCGAAAAGTCTATCGCTGGCAAAGGGGCTGACGGTGTGCCAGAGGGACTTCCTGAAGTTGAGACTGAGAATGCTCAATCTCAAAACATGGAAACGCTTGTCGATAGCATCGGCAAAGTTTACGTGCAGGGAATGCCACGTGCGGTTTTCGAAATCCTTCGTAACGATTACAAGACAATTTTGGCTGAGCGAGTAAAGCATGACCAAAAGCTGGTTGAACTGGGTTACGAATTTGATGAGAATCCCGTTGCGTTTTCTACTTTCATGGCTGAGACCAAGCAAGTGGTTAATCTCATGGCTAAAGAATTTGAGATGCGTAAGGCTGCCTATCGTTCAGTTCGAGCCCGTACTTCGACTAAGGGTTCGCTTGATGTGAACAAGCTTCACTCTTACAAGTATGACGACCAGTTGTTCAAGCAGGTCACTACTCTTGCCGACGGTAAGAATCATGGAATGATCATGCTGGTTGATTACTCTGGATCAATGTATCATCGTTTGCCTGCGGTAATTCGCCAGACGATTGCTCTGGTTCAGTTCTGCAAGCGAGTGAACATTCCCTTTGAAGTTTACAGTTTCACTTCTACACGTGGTAGCGTTGATCGAGATGCACTAAAAGCCGCTTCTAGCAACTTGACCCGATTCGAGTATGATGAACTGGTGTTGAACCAGCTATTCACCAACAAGATGGGCAAGCGTGATTATGATGAGGCACTGAAGGGCTTCTATGATTCAATCATGAAAGTTCGTTACCTGAACCGATATGAGGCACTGGGAAGCACTCCTTTGAACTCTGCTCTTCTAGCCTGTGAGCATATCATCAAAGATTTTCGAAAGAACAATCCAGTTCATAAACTGAACCTGATTACTCTGACTGATGGTCACTCAGATGCCGCTAGTATGGTTTACGGGGCTGATTATGATCCATATAATTCAGCCGGTCAACGTCAACGTCAGCTAATTATTCCAGTGAACGGAAAGAATGTCACTCTTGAATATGGGTGGGGTCGATACCGTGAGCAAACTGCCGCACTTCTGAAAGCGATTTCTGGCAATGATATCACCACTGCAAACTTCTTTATCTGTGACCGTCGTGATTTTCGATCTGAACAGTATGCAATACTTGCTTGGGATCACGCCGCTCAAAAGAAAGCAAAAAGTGATATGTCAAAGAACGGTGTTTGGATTGTCGAGAACGACTCAGGTTATGATCGCCGATTCATTATGCTGGACAAGTCTGCTTCTATGTCAGGTGAGACTGATGAACTTGAAATTGACTCAAGTGCAACCCCAGCCCAGATCGCCCGTGCCTTCAAAAAGCACAGTGGATCTAAGAAAGGCAACCGAGTTGTTACTCAGAAATTTGCAGAATTAGTTGCCTAAAAGTGAAATTAAGGGTTGACTTACGGGTCAATCCTGCTAAAATATAATCTGAAATTGAGTTAAACCTTTGGAGATGAAAATGCAAAAAGTTCAGGAAAAAATGCAAGCGATCAGTGCCGCTCAGAATGCCTTCGCTACTATAGAAAGTATTCGACCAGGTGCAATACCTCAAGAAACTAAGGTGCTGTTAGCCGAACTGAAAGTCGATCTAATGGATATACAAGATGCCCAAGAAGAGCAAAACTCTTCTGGTCCGTTTGGAGAAATGAACAATTTAGTTGAAAATTTCTTTGAAAATAATGCATTTAAAGGTTGACATTGTGGTCCAACCTGCTATACTACTTGTATAGATTGAGATAAACCAAGTGACTGGAGACTATATTATGATGAATTTATCCGAAACCCAAGCCAATCTTCTTGACTCGTTTGTAGCGGCTCACGAAGGTAAGGCTTCTTTTGAGCGCCAAGAGATGTTTACTTTTGCCGAAGAGAATGGCTTTAGTGGCTCTGCCGCTTACACTCTCATGAAACAACTCCCTCGCATCGGTCGTGGTATTTACCAGATGATCGGCTCGGGAAATGTTGTTCCCATGACACCCCAAGTATCGCCGCAAGCGATACCTCAGCAACCCGCACCAGCCGCACCTGTTGCCGCTGTCGGTAAAGTGCAGTCTACCTCTTCTGAGGAAGTCTACGTGCCTAGTGCTGATTCTACGTTTGTGAAGTGGGGCTATTTCACTGACGTTAAGAAGATTATTCAAAGCCAACTGTTCTATCCCATGTACGTTGCTGGTCTCTCTGGTAACGGTAAGACGATGATGATCGAACAAGCCTGCGCTACCCTCAAGCGTGAATACGTCCGTGTTCAGATTACGCCTGAGACTGATGAGGATGATCTGATCGGTGGATTCCGCTTGCTGAATGGCGAGACTGTCTTTGCAAAAGGTCCAGTCATCAAGGCGATGGAAGCTGGAGCGATCCTGTTGATCGATGAGATTGATCGTGGCTCGAACAAGCTAATGTGTCTGCAAGGCATTCTAGAAGGCAAGCCCTTCATGATCAAGAAAACTGGTGAAGTGGTTACACCTCAGCCAGGGTTCAACGTCATTGCTACTGCTAACACTAAAGGTCAAGGAGATGAACAGGGTCGCTTCATTGCGGCAACGATTATCGATGAGGCATTCCTTGAGCGTTTCACTATTACGCTTGAGCAACCTTACCCTTCGGCTGCCGTTGAGAAGCGAATCGTTAACAACCACATGACCAAGTTCGGTGCGAATGATACTGAGTTTGCTGAAAAGCTAGTGCAATGGGGTCAAGCGATCCGTAAGACTTTCCAAGAAGGTGGGGTCGATGAGATCATCTCAACTCGCCGTCTGTGCCACATTGTTCAGACCTTCTCAATCTTCAATGACCGAATGAAGGCTATCGAATTGTGTGTCAATCGTTTCGACACTGATACACGTGGTGCCTTCATCGATCTTTACACTAAGATCGACACTGGTGCATACCAGACTGAAGAGATCCTCTCTGAGATGGACGCACCAACGCCCACCGATGAGGACTTAGCCAACACCCAGTTCTAAATAGTAGACAGGGTTTTACAGGAGCTTCGGCTCCTGTTTTTTTCAAAAGGATAAAATATGGGACTATTACAATACGGACTGCTAGGAGCTATTTTGGCTTTTACAGTAAACCAATCAGAAGTTTCCCAAGCTGTGGTTGTTGGAATTATAGCATTATACGCAACCATCTTTTACTATTACGTGATGATGGTTATGATGACCTTAAAAGAGATATCGTTTGACTGGGAGAGCGGTGTCAATTATATATGGCAGACTCGTATCATACTAGCTATGGCTATGGCTATTTTGATGATGCAAGGTTATATAGAAGTCTTCTACTACGCATTGCCATTCTTTGCTATAGGCTTTATAGGAGACATATTTTCAACGCTGTTACTATTGGGATTCATCTCACTAAGTGACGCAAAGAAAGACCCTAAAGACTAGTCTAACTTTTGTTCAACTAATGCCATTCATGATATTGATGATATAGTCAATCTTCATAAAACCTTAACACAATCCTGATAATTTTGTTATATATAAAGACGTTACTAAGCGTAACACTTCCATTAAATTACTACAGGAGTATAAACATATGAAAAATTTAGTTATTGGTGCTTGTCTTGTTGCCTCAGGATTTGCTGGTACTGCGTCTGCCGAAGCAAAAGATTATGTAGCACGATTGAATGATAACGGATTGTATTGTGCCAGAGTCGAGACAGTTGGAATCAATGGTTTGCCTCAGCGTAAAACACGATGCCGAACATTAGAGGGTTGGGAAAAAGCTGGATATTTAGTAGGACAAAAAGAGGTATCAGAGGTAGAATAATGATTAAGTCGATCCGAAACTGGACACTTGGTGTTTTATTCTTTGGTTTGTGTATGATAGGATTTGCGGGTCCATTAATTTGGCCCGAACTGTACACGCATCACTATTCAATTCCCCTTGTTCAACATCATGTAGAACTGTGTGGCATGGAGCCGATTAACGTAATTCAATTCTGTGAACCTTTTGAAGTAATTGGGATCGCTTAGAAATACTGAGATCAAAGGTGTCATTTTAACGACACTTTTGCACATAAAGTAGGCGCCGAAAGGCGCCTTTTTTATAAATAATCGTATAATGAAAACTACTCAGAGGAATTGGATATGGAAATGCTACAGTTTGTAGCGGATGTTGGGTTTCCAATTGCATCTGCACTCGCTGGTGGATTCTTTGTTTTCTTGACACTCAAGTTCATCTTAGATGGCGTACTTGGTGACATAAAAACTCAAAGAGGATTTGCTCAGTCACTTGATAATCGAATTAAAACAATGAACAATGAAGTAGTCAGAATTGATGTTTCAGTATGTCACGCTTTTGGAATATCTCCTGACTTAAATCGTCTATCTAGAGCAGATGGACAAACCGACGCAAGGAAGGACTAAAAAAATGATGTTTGTAGATTACACCTTCTCATTAGCAGGTGAGCATATCATGATGGATAGAGAGTTAGATCCTAATCACGTTAAAATCAAAGACGGAGACAGGTTCATGGCAAAGATAGAAGAGATCCATCATGATGGTAAAAGCTTACAACAAATCACATTTGTTAAACATCCAGACGATATGAGTAATACGCCTCCCGAACAGGAATAGATATGGAAGTATCTGAATCACTTGATATAGCCCAAATTGTTAGTCAATATGGGTTCCCGATCATTGCCGCCTTAGGCTTAGGGTATTTTATATTTTATATTTGGAAATGGGTGACTGAGGAAGTCAATCCCGTTATAGACGAATCACATATGACACTCATCGCTTTAATCGATAGGGTTCGTATGTTGGATAATGATCTGATTAGACTTAAGACTAAATTGGATCTTATCCTGGAACAACAGGAAAAAGAAAAAAATGAGAAATCAAAACAAGAAAAGGATAACACTACTAACGCTGTTAACTCTACTGCTACTGCCAATAAGCGCAAAGGCAAGTGAACTAACGCACGACTTTATGTCACCTGCGTTTAACGGACAGGGTTATAGTTCGCACATTCTGACCATCGAACAGATACAGGCGAATCGAAAGAAAGAATTAAAAGACGAGGCACAAGCGGAAGCCGACAGACTTGAAAGAGAACGTAAGAGTACAAATGCTTACAAGTTCCAGAATAACCTAGAGTCTCGTATCTACGCTACCCTCTCTAAGAACATTGCAGACCAGCTCTTTGGTGAGACTGGAGAAGCCACAGTAGACGGAGAGTGGTATGTTGCAGAGTCTCCATTCGGTGATGAAATATCTTGGATGAGACAAGACGGAAGAATTTATGTAACGATCAAAGATTCGAATGGCGATATCATTTCCGAATTTGACGTGCCAGTAGGGGAATTTGCGTTCTAATGAAACACTTTTTTGTCATCATAGCCCTTGCACTCACAATGAGTGGATGCGCTACAATAACTGAAGACTTTGGATTTATGCCAGAGCCTGAACCGCCTGAAGTGATCAAGAACGAGAATACAGAGTTCTTGACGCTTCCGGCACCTGCTACTGGTAAAGCAGTTGTAGCAGTATACGGCTTTGACGATAAGACTGGACAGCGTAAGCCCAGTGATAGAATGGCAAATATAAGCACGGCTGTGACACAAGGTGCAGAAGTATGGTTGATTAAGGCTCTTCAAGAAGTAGGTGGAGGGACTTGGTTTCAAGTAGTAGAGAGAGTAGGACTAGAAAACTTAACTAAAGAAAGACAGATAATAAGACAAAATCGAGCCGTAGTCGGAGATAAAAGAGAACTGCGGCCCATGTTATTTGCAGGTGTACTCATTGAGGGTGGCATTATAGGTTATGATTCTAACGTATTGACTGGAGGCTCAGGTGCTAGATACTTAGGAATAGGTCCTAGCACACAATACAGGCAAGACGTTGTAACAGTTACTATGCGTATGGTGAGTGTTCAGACTGGAGAGGTTCTAATAAGTGTTTCAACTACAAAAACTATTATTAGCACAGGAACTAGCATGACGTTTTTTAGATTTTTTGATATGGGAACAAATAGTTTAGAGGCAGAGATGGGACACACTATTAATGAGCCTGTAAATTATGCCGTTCGAGTTGCAATTGAGCAATCTGTCGTGGAACTTATAAAAGAGGGAGCAAGAAAAAAATATTGGTCTTTCGTTGAGTAAGAATTTTAAAATTAATATTTGATATGAAAAGGAGAAATAATACTAACAATAAAATGCATCGAAAGGTGCTTAAAGGAAAGAGATATGAGTTTTAATAAACTTTTAGGAATTGCAGTAATGACTGCATTAGCGTTACCTGTATTTGCGAGTGACGTATACATCGATCAAGCAGGTAGCGGATCTACTATCGATATCACTCAAACTGGTGATGGCAACAAAGTGGGTAACTCTACTACAGCTACAACATTAACTGGTGACAGCCAAGATATTGATATTACTCAAACAGGTGATAACAACCTGGTTGATATATCAACTGCTTCTGGATCAAACGACACTACAATTGCAATCACAAATACTGGTGATAGTAATGAGACTGTAGTAGGAATTGCTTCAACAGGTACTACATTTACTTCTACCATTACTGGTGATAGTAATCTCGTAACAGTCTGCGGTGCTAATGATGGTTCTGGTGCAGCCACTACTGGCTCAGTAACAAATGGAACCGCATCAGTCACTCAATCAGGTACTATTCCTGCTTGTACTAGTGAAGTTGCCGCTGTTGATACTACAACTACTTTAGTTACAAACGGTGACTACAATTCTATCAACTTTGAACTGGATGCAGCCGACGCTGTAAACACAATTACAGTTGGTGGTACCACTTCAAGTAGTTTCAATAGCATTGACATAAGCCAAACTGGTGGTGATTCGCCTGTAGTAACAATGACGGTAGACGGCAACAACAATGCCATTGTCATTGATCAACAGTAGGGTATTACTAGCATTTTTGGTAATCACACTTAGCGGAGTCGCCAACGCTAACGTGCAGACGGTGGGTAGTGTTACTGAGCAATCAGGTAATGCCGCTCAAATTAAACGTGGCGATGATGAGATACAATCTCAAAAGGGTGTCGGCGTCTCTATGGATGATGAGATAACGACAGCTAAGACCAAACTTGGTCTTACATTTGTAGATGATACTAAAGTGAGTGTATCGGAACAGAGTACGTTGGTCATCGATGATTTCATATATGACCCGAATGCTGGCACAGGTAAACTCGCAATGAACGTTGCACTTGGAACTGTGAGATATTCTTCAGGTGCAATTGCGGCAAACTCCCGAGAAAATGTGAAACTCAGAACTCCCACTGCCACAATATCGGTAAGGGGAACTGACTTCACAATGACGGTAGATGAACTAGGAAGAAGTCTAGTCATTCTTTTGCCAACATGTCCAGACAATGGTGACCCGTGCTGGACAGGAAAAATTGAAGTAGCAACGGATGTAGGTTTTGTAATATTATCTCAGGCATTTCAAGCAACACTAGTTTCGAATGAGATGTCAAATCCGTCAAAGCCAGTTATCATAGACATGGATGGTCGAGGCATTGATAACATGCTGATCGTTGCTCCGCCCAATGAACTGAAGGGCGTGGGATATATTGAACAAGCCGAAGTAGAGGAATATTTAGATACAGACTTATTAGAATTCGCAGAACTAAACAATGACGACCTACAAGAAGATAAATTAGAATTTCTGGAGCTTGATATCAATCGACTTGATATCGAGTTCCTCATCAACATTTTAGATGCCACAGCAATGTTGCAAGATGAACAACTAGAAATAGATCCTGTATTGCCCACATACAATCAATACAGACAGACTGTTCAGGCATACTACGATGAAGAAACAATTGGTATTTTTAGCGAAAGTTCGACACATATTACGAGTGTCACTACCGAAAGAGATACCGACGGAGATGTAAATATGTACAAAGATTCAGTCCCCGCACTGATACAGCTAAACGGAGGTGGCGATGTTATCATCAATATTACGCAGTCTCAGTAAATTAGCACTCGTATTAATACTCTTTCTTCCAGTAAATGCTTATGCAGATAGTGTGTTTATATACTATAGCAATGCTACCAGCGCCGCATATACCAATCTAAAAAATATACTAGAAGCCGCAGGATATACAGTATACAGTAGCACTAGCACTACCGTAAGTTCGACTGATGTAAGCGGTATGGATCTTGTCATCGATATAGCAGGAACATCAAACTGCGGGTCAAATTGCCGAAGCGTTTACGACAGTTACGTTGATGGTGGTGGTACGCTAATCATTTCTGCGCCATATGGTGCAACAAATAGAATTGGTAACATTGAAACACTCATAGAATCCACAATGGGCGTAGGCTATATGACTGTAGCGGGAGGATGTAATACATGCTACGTTTCAATAGCAGTTGGCGATTATGCATCTAGCACCTCAAGTGAGAACACATTACCAGGTCCAGATCATGTTTTTTCTGCCTCTGGCGGTGAAGCTATGGCAGCACAGAGTTCTACGTCAACTTGGTACACTTGGTACGCATGGAATTATGGCGATGGACAGGTAATTGTGACGTTCGGATATGGACAGTTTTCATCAACCCACACTTACGCAGATAACATGGAAACATTTCTGACTACAGCAACTTCGGATTCTGATCCAACTCCAATTTATGGCACATCAGGACTGACAACAGCACAAGCAACAAGAGTAGCGGCAAAGCAAGCCCTTGCTGATAACGGACAAGGAAATACGGTTGAAATCGATATTGACGGCTCTAGTAATGACATATTCATAGAGCAAGCAGGTGGTCCGAGTTACGTACTGCTATCGATATTAGGAAACACCAATGCTGTTGATATTGATCAAGATATGGACTTAGGCGCTCATGGGTATACAGAGATTGCTATTATTGGAGACAGCAATGAGTTTGATCTCATTCAGACTGGCAGTGCCGATAAAGCCGCTTTCGTGCTTATCGAAGGAGACTCAAATGACGTACTTGTCAGCCAAACTGGAGACGGTAGTCATTACTTAGACTTAGAAGTCGAAGGAGATAATCATGAAGTAGATGTGCTTCAGTCGGGAAGTGGAGATCACGAAGCAACAATTGCTCTTGACGGATCACAACCTTGGAACTTTGAACTCAATCAGACCGGAGCAACCAATAAGACATATACACTACCGCACATTATGACAGATGGATCTGGAGTGAGCGGGACATGTAATGCTATTGGCGGTTGCAATTTGACAGTGTATCAAAATGATTAAGAAATCTCCTGTAGTTTGTTGGGCGTCAAAGTGGGTAAACACTGGAGAAGTTGAAAAACTGAAAATGGACAATGGTCAGTTCATGTTCAGACCAATCAAAAAGCTAGATTACGTTGAAAATCCAGACTGGAGACCTCGTGTAAAGATTGATAAATAGTATGTAACGACTTGAGAGGTTCAAGATGAAGAGACTGCTTTCGCCATTATTTGCTATTTTCACTACGTTATTTCTAACGTGGCTGACTCTATTAAATCCCACCCTACTACAAAGCATTGATCTGAGGATCAGTGATCAACTAATCGTAAAGGAAAAGGAATTCATCGATGATGTCGTGCTGGTCGACATCTCTGAAAAGACTTTAGAGGTTCATGGACAATATCCACTACCGAGAAACATCTATGGGGATTTAATCCTCAGATTGCGTCAAGCGAATGCAGGTGTTATCGTATTTAATCTATCGTTTCCGGAAGAAGATCGCACAGGTCAAGACGAAGGCTTCACGCTTATGCTTCCGAACGGAGTCATTCTTTCTCACTTCCCTAGCAATACGGCTCAGAATAGATCCGCATACAGTACAGCTATTGTACAAGTTGGTGGTGATGCTCTGGATTATATTTACAATTATCCTGGCATAGCCGCTAACATTGAGAAGTATGAGATGCAAGCAACTGGCATCGGAATTGCAAATACTCTGCCTGAGATCGATGGAGTAGTCAGACGATTGCCTATGATTGCTGGTGTACAAGATAGTCTTTACCCGTCAATTATCCTAGAGATTTTTAAAGCGTACACTGGGTCTAATACGTTTCAAGTTAAGAGCAATGAGTTTGGAGTACAGGCAGTACGTGTAAAAGGATTTCCAACAATCAATACTGACCCTCAGAGTAGAATATGGATCAACCCGAATTATGATTTTGCACGATATGATCTGACTGACGAATTTAACGATCTAAACGGTGCTACAGTGTTTATTGGTGTCACCGCAGATGGTATCTCAAACCCTGTTCCAACTGCTTCAGGTGCCGCATATGGACATGATATCACTGCAAGAGCATTTACCTCAGTCAAGAACCAATACAACATCGTAACCCCTCCGCTTGCTGAATTTGCTAAACTGGCAACTATTCTAGGTCTTGGTTTATTAATTGTAGCACTCAGTTACGTTAGATTTGGTTGGTTACCACCACTCATTCTGGTTGGAGCATCGATATATTTTCCTATATATTGGTTCAATAATTATGCAGAACTCTACATCATTATGATGCAAGGTGCTATGGCGATGTTGGTGTTTGCTCACGTGTACGGTGTGAAGTACGGTCAAGAATACTTTGCTAAGATGCGTATTAAGAAGCAGTTTGGTACATACCTATCAGCACCGATGGTAGAAAAACTACAGAAGAATCCGGAGTTACTGCAACTCGGTGGAGAGACAAAACATATGACATTCTTGTTCTGTGATATACGTGGCTTTACGCCCATCTCAGAGCAATATAAGACAGATCCTCAGGGTCTGACAGAACTTGTGAATAGATTCCTGACCCCAATGACTAACATCATTATGGAGAATGAAGGTACCATTGACAAGTATATGGGTGACTGCATTATGGCTTTCTGGAATGCACCACTTGACGTAGAAGAGCAAGAAAGAAAAGCATGTAAGACTTCCGTGCAGATGTACGATGCATTAGAAGTACTAAATGCCGAGCTAGAAAGTGAAGGACTTTTGCCTATTAATATAGGCGTGGGCATCAACAGCGGTTCAGTCGTTGTTGGTAATATGGGATCTGAGCAAAGATTTGACTATTCAGTGTTAGGTGATGCAGTCAATTTAGCAGCCAGACTCGAAGGACAAACGAAAGGATATGGAGTGAAAACAATTATTGGAGAAGAAACCGCAAAAGAAATCGAAGACGTATTTGCGGTACTAGAACTGGACTGTATTGCAGTGAAGGGCAAAAAAGAAGGAGTACGAATTTTCACAGTACTCGGTGAGCATGATTGGTGGAATAAAAACTCTGCCTATGTCCCAGACACTAAAACTCATAACGGAATGCTAAATTTATATCGATTGCAGAAGTTTGATCTTGCTATCAAGTGGTGCGAGGATCTAAAGGGAGCATTCTTGGGAACTATGGACGATTACTATGACGTGTGGATTGAACGTTGTAATGAGATGAAGACCCACGATCTTCCAGAAGATTGGGATGGAGTATATAGACCGACTACTAAATAACACACTAAAGCGAAAAAAAGACTTGACATATCTGCCTTATGCTGTATAATGACTTTATACGATTGATAAAACAATAGAAGTATGAGGCAGTTATGAAAGTACGGAATATTATATCTGGGACATTGTCCCTATTGTTAGTAGCTAGTGGTGCTATATTCACTGTTCAAGAACTTAAGGCTCAAGAAGAGTCTCAGAAACAGCAACAACTACAGATAGAAGCAGAGATTGCTGATATCCAATTTCAAGAACAGTTGCAGTGTATGGCACTCAACATATATCATGAAGCAAGAAGCGACTCTACTCTGGGTCAAGAAGCTGTAGGGTTCGTAACAATGAACCGAGTCTACAACTCTAAGTATCCAGATACGATTTGTGATGTTGTGTATCAAGCACATGTAAACAGTAAAGGTCAACCCATTCGAAACAAATGCCAGTTCTCTTGGTACTGTGATGGCAAATCAGATGTACCTAAGAATCAGGCTAAATTTGAAGAAGCAATGCACAATGCAGAGTGGGTAATGAAATACTATGGTATTGAACGTGACATTACGGACGGCGCCATAATGTATCACGCATACTATAGCAACCCTTACTGGTCTTTGCATTACACAAGAACAAGTCGAATTGAGTCTCACATTTTTTATAAATAAGAGAAAGACACAAACTATATCAAGGACTTAAATAAAAATGCGTGGTTTTTCGACTTACTTAACAGAGGCTTTAGTCGAAGAGTATCTATCGGAACAGTACGATATTCTTCTAGAAAAACTGATCACATTCGGTGGTCAGGCTTATCCTAAATTTGGTAACATTGTCATCATGGCAGGTGGGGCTGGATCAGGAAAAGGATTCATTAAGGACAAGTTAGTCGGTATCGAAGGTAAGACATTTGATGTAGATGAACTCAAGGGAGCGGCAGCCGCATCTCCTGCTATTCAAGCACGTATTAAGAAAGAACTTGGACTAGACATTCAGAAGATTGGCGCTGATCTTAAGAAGCCAGAGAACGTTGCTAAGATGCATCAGATTGTTGGTGACTACTTAGACCTAGACAATCGTGTAAAGAAAGCATTGTACAGAGGCATTCTACTTGCAGATCCAGACCGTAAGCCGAATCTAATATTTGATGTAACACTCAAAGACTTACGCAAACTACAAAATATTTCGAGTCAAGCCCAAGCACTAGGATACGCAAAAGAGAACATCCATATCGTATGGGTAGTTAATGATATCGAAGTTGCAAAAGCACAGAACCTAAAACGTAGCCGTACAGTACCCACAGAAATATTAGTCAATACTCATCGTGGAGCATCTCAGACCATGCTTGATATTGTAAGCATGGGCAAGACGTTGAAAAAGTACATGGATGGCGACATCGTGTTTGCGTTTAATAAAGTAGGCGTAGATAGTACGATCTCTAAGTCTACCAAAGGCGGCATGTACGTGAAAGATGCTAATTACTTCTATGTTAAGAGAAAGCAGAAAGACGTTACTCCAGCCGATAAGCTAGATAAGACGTTGAGAATGAAGATCAAATCATATGTACCTGCTAATTCAGAGTGGCTGTAGAGATCATAAATAATATGAGAGAATAAACTATGATCGCAATAGCGACAAATGAATTGGAGATGAAAATTGAATTTAAAACAGCTAACAGCAGAAAACCATAGATCAGCAGAACGCAAAGAGTTTGCTAAAATATTGATGAGCGGCGAGATTGACCCCGCTCTCTATTACAGATACTTAATTAACCAATCCCAAAACTACGTTGTACTTGAGCAGGCTCTCAAAGAGCTGGCATTTCCTCATGAGTTTAGGTCCGTGTTTAGAGCAAAGCGCATTATTAATGACCTGCAAGAACTTGAGGAAACTTATGGCTTCACGTATGACGAACACCTGATATGTAGATCAACCCAAGAATATGCAAGTCACATCGAAATGCTTCTTATGAACGAAGATGTAGACGGAATAATTTCGCACTTATATGTGCGACACTTTGGAGATATGTATGGCGGTGCAATGATCGCTAAACGTATTCCAGGTAGTGGTACGATGTATGAATTTGATAATAAGGAATCTATGAAAGAGAACATTCGGCTGTTGCTGAATGATAATATGGCAGATGAGGCAAACAGGTGCTTTGCCTTTGCGATTAGACTATTTGAGGAGCTATTACATGAAGAGCGAATTGGATGAATCATTTGAAAGACTAATGGTTGCTTTTGGAGAGAGGCAGAAAAGACTTGATCGAATTAATACGATGCTATATGGTCTTTATGTACTCATCATAGTAACTACAGTTGTGGGAGCAGTGGTGTTCAAATGAGTATTATATGGGAAAGTTTGATTGATCTACAAAACAATCTAATATCACAACTTGAAGAAGACGCAACCGAGATTCGAGAACCTGGCATGGAAAGATTCAATCAGCCTGGTTGGGTAAACAGAGTTTGGCGTAACGATAACTACAGACGGGCTCACGTAGATGTTGTTGATATGCGTGAAGAGAAAAAGTTGTGGATGATGCATGTATGCGTTTTTCCTCACGTACATAATGACGGACCAATCTATGGGTTTGACGTTATTGCTGGTGCTAACAAGATGACTGGAGCATTCTATGACTTCTCATCTACCACTAATCAAGATCATCCTATGATTGAGCATTTCGCAAAGATTGCTAAGACGCTAGAATGGAAAAGAGAAAGAGAGTTACCGCCATGGGCGAAAGCAATCTTCAGTGATCATATGATCGCCGCTGGTATGGTCAAAGAGCCGGCAGAGATCGATCAGATATGTAAGGTTGCCAGAGAAGGTCTGTGTTACTACAAGAAGAACATTGGCAAGTATAACGGATACTCAGATAGCGATTTCGGTAAAGCAACTCAAAACTATTATGCTACACATCAAAAAATGAATCCTCACACTCCTAACGTGATGAAGAGTCTAGGACTAGATCCAGATGATGTTGATGCATTTATATCCGAGTCTTTATTTCCTGAAATATTGTAATATGATCTTTACATAAGATTCGTCTAATGTAATATGATTTTTACATAAGATTCATAAAAGCTTTATATAATCTTCACATTTTTGATATACATAGAAGTGTGTAGGCAATAACGCCTATACGTTTGTGAGCGCAGGGGTAAAGCCTGCAAGCAAAGGAGAAATGTATGAAAGCACTATTGCTTGCCATTTTGGCAAGCGTGTTCGTGTGTCCAGCTTATGCTGAGATTGCAGAACACAATTACAAAGTAAAGAAAGACGATTGGACATATACGTATCGACATAGAGAAGGTACCTGGCATACTGAAGTTGGAAAGAAAGTAGGACCAATTGCAGTCATGTATAGACACGCTGATCTTATTGATGCAAAAGAAAATCGTATAAAATTCACACACAACATCTACAAATCAAACCACTTCAAACTCGACCATCGTATTGAGTACCGTCATTTCGACACCAAAGAATCCCACTGGCGCTATCGTTTCATTCTATTTGCAAAACGCAAGATTGCTGATAGCGTTTGGCTATGGGCAAAGATTCAACCAAGAATCAGTTTAAAAGATGAGAAAGTGTTTGACGCACGTGACCAATTTGGTGTACAATACAGAAATGGTAAATTGAAAATATCTCCCTTTGTAGAGAGGGGAGCTACTGAAGACTACAAGCATAAGCAGATTGTTTATGGTACACACGTAGAATACGAGATATAAGGAGTACGTAATATGGAAATGTTAACACTATGGAGCGCAGTTGGGTTCCTATTCGCCGCTTATGCGGTAATCGCAAATGATTCAGTACAGACGCTAGGTACTTGGATGGCATCTAACAATGAGCGTTTCAACTACAAGACGTTATGGGCAGCCGCAAGTGCAGTACTACTTGCAACGCTTTGGTATGGTTGGACAGTGAATGGCGGTGACATTAGTTACGGTCGTCTAAACAAGATTCCCTGGCAAGAGGTTCAATGGTATCATGCCGCAGCCCCAGCCATTCTTGTTGCACTGACTAGACTTGGTGTACCTGTATCTACTTCATTCTTGGTGTTATCAGTATTTGCTTCAACTTTCGTGTTGGAGAAAATGCTTATGAAATCGATCATGGGGTATGGTGTAGCCGCAGGCTTTGCATACATGATATGGTTTGCTATCACTAAGTATGCTGGTCATTGGTTCGATGAGACACAGCCTGTAACTGAAGATAACAAAAAGTATTGGCGTATTGCTCAATGGTTTGCAACTGGTGGATTGTGGTGGACTTGGCTGTCACATGACATGGCAAACATCGCAGTATTCTTGCCACGTGTAGTTCCTGTAGACTTGATGATTGTGATCTCTGCCGTTTTCGTGGCAGGGCTGTTCTTCATGTTTAGAGAGCGTGGCGGTAAGATCCAACAGATCGTACTAGAGAAGCATAACACTCGTTATGTCCGAAGTGCGACACTGATCGATCTGTTCTACTGGTTATGCTTATACTTCTTCAAAGAACTCAATGACATTCCTATGTCTACTACTTGGGTCTTTGTTGGTCTACTTGCAGGACGTGAACTCGCAATGGCTACATACTTTGGTAAGCAAAAGACCAAGAGTGTGTTCCCATTAGTTGCGAAAGACTTTGGCAAGATGATGGTAGGACTTGGCGCATCTGTTGCTCTAGTATTGCTAGTGCATTATGTGATAAATCCTATGTAACTAAATAATACATGAGAGAAAAATGGAAGGCATTAGTAGACTGGCTTGCAAACCCAATGGTATTCATGTGGGGTACTTTTGCCTTCTTTTTTATTAAGGGCTTAGTCTGGCTCGTATTGTTGTTTTTTGGTTACTATTTTGTAACTTAATGCTTGACACAAGCCCATTACCATGTTATATTAGATAAATAAGAGTGATTCGCTGAAGCTTATCAACGCTGGACAGGACTCGGGTGCGACTCCCGACAGCTCCACCAAAAGTACATTGCGCCTTACTGCAATAAGGTGTCTTTGCAGGGACACAGACCTCGCAAGGGTCGAAGACAATGTATTTTTGATGGGGCTGAAGTAGGAATCGACTGACAGAATAGAGAACGTGGAGAATTCGGGCGCAAGCTCCGTTAACGCAAGAACCTAAACTAAACGCAAACGATAACTTTGCACCTTCAGAGTACGCCCTAGCGGCATAAACTGACGGGCTGCCGACTTGCCTTGGAACAGAAAAGTCGGACCAAGTTTCAATAATAAGAAAGGAAATCTAATGAAACTCGTAATTGCAACTGTTGCGGCATTAACAGCAACCACTGCATATGCAGACTCTATGTGGTCATTCGGTGGTGACGTAGACGCTAACTATGCTGTAGATGCAGAACGCATGACAGTTGACATCGAACCGGCGTTGACATTTTCACCAACTGAAGGCTTGAACTTTGTAACAAGCACAGAGTTGGCACTATGGGATAACGAATTGGTAGCAGATAACACTATCGAAGTTATGCCTACGCTTGATTTCGAATTAAACTATACTATGGGCGCAATGGATTCTGTAGAGTACTATGCAAAGACAAAGTACAACCTAGAGTCTGCCGCACGTGAAGAGATTCATATCGGCGCAACTTTTAGCTTCTAAAAGCGCAAACTATTAAGATAAAAAGAGGCGGAATTACTCGCCTCTTTTCACAAAATGTATTGACAGAGACATTGATATCTGTTATTATGAACACTCATTTAATCAACATGAGGATATAGTATGTCATCAATTATAATACCGTCAAGCGAAGCTGATCGTAAGCGCATTAAAGAAGCGATGGAAGAAATCAGCAATTCATACTTGCGACAAGAAGCCGAACGTGAGTTTGTAAAGGAAGCAATTATTTCCCTTGAAGACGATGTTGGTATACCTAAAAAGTATCTCGGCAAAATGGCTCGCATCTATCATAAGCAAAATATGAGCGAGATCGTATCAGAGATTGAAGAGATTGAAGCCCTTCTTGAAACTGTAAATAATGCTTGACAAGCGTGATATCGCCTGCTATAATAAGCAAATGTAAATCAGAAAAGGAGACAACGATGGTAAAACATCTATCAACTTTCTATAAAGAAGATAGTTCTGGTCCTAGAGCAGAAATGTTCATTAACGAAAATGACGTTATAGGCTTGAATTACTACATGGGTATCGGTGATACTGAGCCCTTTAAGACTGAGATGTTTCCAGGTAAGCATGAGTCTTATGTAGAAGATGCCGCTGAAAACTGGACTATGGGAATCAAGATACTCAATGGCTAAAACTGAGTATATTGAAGACGGTTTGTATCGAGTCGAAATTGATACAAACATGGGCACAGTCTCACTTGGCGGTGAGAATTATATTAATGATAATAGGGATCATGCCTATATATTTCAAGTAGCCTACTTGTTGGGCAGGGAGCATAAAAAATCGCAGATAACAAAAGCATTGGGCTTATAAAGGAGCTAAACTCTGAAACGATCATGAAAGAGATCGCAGAGAATATTTCTAAAGGAGTGCCGTACATTGACGCCGTAATTGTATACGCAGATAAGTATGGACTTGAAGTAGAAGTAATCGGTGAGATCATACGCCGATCACCAGTTCTGAAAGCAAAGATTTATCGAGAAGCTGAAGAACTAAATATGGTAGAGAAACTGACTAGGTTGCCAGTATGACAAAAAGCCTGTATAGCACACAAGACGCCTTTGACGTTTACATATGCTATCTTGCTTTGAAAAGGCACTTTAGTTCGAACTACGATTACTTTAAATACAACGGTAAGGTTAACGCCAGAATCGATGCATTTGAAAATCGTAAGGACAAGTTTTTCTTCTTTAAGTTGGCGAAACGAAAAGACTATAAAGACTTTCTGTTAGCCAACATGGTCAATAATCCAGACGTTTGGATTGGAGACCTAGTTGACAGTGAGACTGCTAATGAAGTATTCATGGAGTGGTCAAAACGTCAACAGTCTTTGGGATATGTGTTTGGTAATGAACTAGACGAATTGAACGAAGACTTTAATGCTAACTTCGTTGTTGAAGACGGGCAGTATCCTCGTATATTGTCTCTCTTCAACATGAAGCGCATCAGCATCGAAACTCTAGTCATCTTAAGTGACTTGACAGGATGCTTCAAGTACTGGGACAAAGCAATCAATGATACGATAGTTTATCCTAGTATAAATAACATTGTCAACAAATATGGACCGTTTCTAAATTATGATAAAGCGAAAATGCGGAAAATATGTCTTGACAAATACAACGCAATACTGTAATATATACAGCAATATAAACCGCTATACAAGGAGTATACAAATATGACTACATCTTTTTCAGCCCTTAAGAAGGCTCGTACATCATCATTCGACAAGCTGAACTCTCAGCTCCAGAAGATGAATTCAACAGGTAACAAAGGCGATGATCGCTTCTGGAAACCTGAAGTAGATAAAGCAGGTAATGGTTATGCCGTTATTCGTTTTTTACCCGCACCGCAAGGTGAAGATATGCCATTCGTAAGAATGTGGGATCACGGATTTCAAGGTCCTGGTGGCTGGTATATCGAAAACTCTCTCACCACTCTTAATCAGGATGATCCAGTTTCTGAGTATAACTCAAAGCTGTGGAACTCTGGTCATGATGAAGACAAAGAGACTGCACGTAAGCAGAAGCGTAGGTTGAACTACATCGCTAACATCTATGTCGTGAAAGATAGTGCAAACCCTTCACGTGAAGGTCAAGTATATCTTTATAAGTTTGGTAAGAAAATCTTCGACAAACTGAACGATGCAATGAATCCTCAGTATGACGATGAGTCTCCAATTAACCCATTTGATTTTTGGGAAGGTGCAGACTTCAAACTAAAAATTCGTCAAGTAGAAGGCTATCGTAACTACGATAAGTCCGAGTTTGATAGTGTAAGCGTATTGTCTGGTGCAGACGGTGCTAACCTGTCAGATGAAGCACTTGAAGAAGTTTGGGGTAAGCAACATTCCCTTCAAGAAATTGTTGATCCTAAAAACTTCAAATCTTATGATGAACTGAAAGCAAAACTGTATAAGGTTCTAGGACTTGATGGCGGTGCACACGCACCCACGGTTACCGCTGAGGACGACAATGCGGGGATGGGGTTCACTCCGAATTTTAAAGAGCGAACAGCTCCTGAACCGGAAGCATCTCCATCTCCAACTCTTGCTAGTGATAACGGTGATGATGAATCACTGGATTTCTTCAAGAGTCTAGCTGAGGATAATTAATCTAATTAATTAGTTGAAGCGACTAAGGCGGCTTGCAGAGATGTGAGTCGCCTTTTTTA